AGCGAAAATTCTATCAGACAAAGTGGACGAGGAAAAAGAATTTGCTTTATCTCTTTCAGATGAGCAATTTGAAAAATACCTCGCCATTAAGTCAGTTCAACCTGAATTTGTTAAACTTGACCAAGAGTTAGGTGAACAAAAACAGCAAGAACCGACAAATAAAGCCAATACTGAAGCTGATGAGTCGAAAGAGGCTATAGCATTGGCTGAACAAGTAACCGAAAAGTACCGCAAACAAGCGGAACAAATGGTTACTAAATAGTTCAAATATTAATAAACCCAATAACAAACACGAGGAGTTATTATGGCTTGGATTGATACAACTTCTGCTGACCCAACAGAAATCATCGTGGCTGGACATGGGACTGAACAAAGACAAAGCATTACTATTGCTTCTGGAGCTGGCTCCTTAGCAAAAGGTGTAATTGTTGCACAGTATAACGCTGGTACCAATTCTGGTACATATGGCGAATATAATAATACTGGCAGTAACGGGTTAGATGTCGCCAAAGGTATTTTGTGCGATAAATCCGATGCTTCTTCGTCTGGTGTTCAAGCTAACATGTACACTCACGGGATGTTCTATGAGTCAAAACTTTCAGGTCTTGATTCCAATGCGAAAACAGACTTAAAAGGATGTGTCTTTGTTGATTGGGAACCAGAACAAACCGAATAATAGGGAGGAAATATGGCTTCATACGGAGAATTTGCAGCTCTCAAGTCAAAAACAATGACTGAGATTGTCAAGCGTTTTCCTCGTCCAAATCTTATTGGTGCATCTATATTCCCAGAAACAGCTATCAATACAAAAGTAGCTGCATGGGATGTAGTATCTGGTTCTCGCAGCATGGCACGATATGTTTCACCTTCAAGTGAAGCACCAGTAAGTGAGCTTACAGCTCGCACGAGAAAGACTGCTGAACTTCTCTATATTAAAGAGAAGAAAACTATTGATGAACAGACTAAAAACTTCATTGATAGACCAGGGGAATTTAATATCCCTTATGGCGAACAAGCTATTGCCGATGAGCTTGAGTCCCTTGACCGCAAGGTCGAGAATAGACGAGAATTATCACGTTGGTTAGCACTTACCACTGGTAAGTTAGATATTAACCAATTTGACCCGCCTGTAAAATTCTTAGTTGACTATGGAGTAGATTCTACTCATATTGTTACTAAATCTGGCACTGCTGCTTGGTCTGACGCTGCTAACAGCCGACCATTTAGCGATATTCTTGATTGGAAAAAATTAATTGAACGTGATTCATGGGTAACTGCTACTGATGCTTATATGAATAGTACAACCATGGATTACCTCATTAAAAATACTGGTCAAATTCAAGAATTACTTAAATATACCGTTGGCGACCAATTTGCTAAAGAAGGTGTATTAGCAAGATTGGCTGGTATTAATTTGCACGTTTATGATGTATCTTATAAAGATAAAGATAATCGTGTTCGCTACTTTATCCCTGATGGTAAAGTTGCAGTACTTGCTAAATCTGGTTTGGGTAAAACCTTTGTTGGACCAACTGATATTCCTGGAGATAATGGTTCATCTTCAAAGGTAATTGGTAAATTCTCTTATTCATGGACTACCAAAGACCCAGTTGATACTTGGATTTTAGTTGGTGTTAGTGAAATTCCAATTATTCAAAATCCTGACCAATTATTAATTGCTACTGTTGCCTAATAATACAGCTTTATGACCCTCCAGCACACGGTTTGTCTGCTGGAGGGAATAGAGCAAAGGAGAAACAATGATTAAAGCAAAATTTATTGGTGAGGACTACAAATGCGATGAGTTCCACGTTCAAAAAGACGATATTGTCTTTATGAGTGATGATAAATTCAATGAATTAAAACAATCTGGTGAGTTTGAACTGATTGAAGAAATCAATCAAGAATTACCACCAATAATTAAAAAAGGAAGGTAATTATGGCTGCAACAATTCGTTTAGTAAAGTGTACAAGTACCAATGCAGCTACGGAAACTGATTTAGGTGCATCTCCTGGAGTTGCCTTAAAATCAAATGATACTGCTGTAAATGACCCAACTACATATCCAGTAACTATTCCGCCTGCTGGTTCAGGTTATTCCTATGAAACATGGCTTAGATGGAGATGTAATGTTGCTCCAGATACTCAAGTTACTAATTTTGAGTATTGGGGTCCTACCTCAACCCCTAAAGCAAGTACAGCTATCTATGTTGGGACTGTTGCTTCTGGTTCTGCTACTACTCCTATAGATAGTCAATCATCTGATGCAGTAACTAGACAGGATGCTGTTTATCATGGTATTGCTGTAGATGATGCTTTAGCTATTGCTGGTACATTAACTACTATTGGTCATCAAACTGCTTATTTGGTAATGCAACTAAGAGTTGCTTCAACTGCTGTTCAAGGTGACTGTACACAAACAACACATAACTTTTCGTACGATGAAAATTAGTTCTTAACTATTGACAAGAACTAATTAACATGTTACACTCTAATTAAAAGGAGTATAACATGAAAAAGCACATTAAAAAGGAATTTCTAATTTGGTTAGCAGGATTTGTTGATGGTGATGGTTCAATTTATATTACTTTAAAAGAACAGAAAACAAGACATAGTTATTTAGCCATAAATGCTGGTTTGAATGTTACTCAAAGAGAAGATTATAGATGGATATGTGAGTATATTAGAAATAATCTTGGTACTGGTAAGATTTATATTGCAAATCGTGGTAAGGGTGCTATTTCAAAAAGTTTATGGCAAACAACACAAATGGATGAAACAGTTAAAGTATTAAAGATTATTGAACCATATCTAATTATTAAAAAAGAACAAGCACGTAAAGTAATTGATTGTCTTACCTATTGGATTAACAGTAGGCAACATTTTAACGAAAGAGTACATGGCAAGAAAACCAGAAAACAAAAAGATGTATTAGAAATAGTAAAGATAGCAACATCATTAAATGCTAACATGAGAAATTCCTCTCGTTATAGAGGTTACAAAGATTACAATTACTGGCAACCATTGATAGAAAAATGGTATCCAGAATAATTTGGTTTAAATACTCAATACCATGAGTTGAAAACGGAGCAATACTATGCCAGAAGAAGAAATTGTTATACAACAAGGTGATGATATTAAAGAGGAAATTAAAAGTCCATTACTATATTACTATAAATGGTATGTTAAATATGCTGATGGAAAAACTATTTCACATTTTGATACTATTGATGATTTTATAAATAACAGAATCAATAAATTTGGTGAAATTAGTTATAATGGACTTACCGAGATTGGTTTACTTCCATTACGAGATGGTGTTAAACCAATCGTGGTTGATTTGAAACCATTTAAACACGCTTCTTACAAGAAGCCAATTTACTGGCGTAAGCGTGTTTTTTGTAGTGGAAATCATTATCCACCTTTTCATGTCTATATTGTTGGTTATGAGATTAATATAGATAATAAGAATATCACATTTTCTATTTGTGCTTATCCTAATGGTACAGTAGAAATAACCGACAAAAAACCACAAAATATTAATTTATTTATAGAAAATTTAAAAAAGAATATAGGAGGGAATAAATGAGTTTAGACCCAGTAACAAATTTTGCAAAATTAAATGTTGCTTCTGGATATACTGCTGGTGCAACTACTGTTGTAGTAGAAAATGGTACTGGAGGATTTTTACCAACTACTGAAGATGGTGATTTTAATATTGTTTGGTTTAACGCAACAGATTATACAGACCCATCTGATGACCCAGATGTAGAGATTATAAGATGTACTGCTAGAAGTGGTGATACACTAACAGTTACTAGAGGTCAAGAAGGAACAGCAGATGTGAATCATAATACAGCAGGAAAAACATATAGAGTAATTTTATCATTAACTCAAAAGATGATAAATGATATTCAAAATGGATTAGTTGCTGCTGGAGCAGTAGTTCAGGTTGTCAATTATCAAACTGGAGCAGTTGCTACAGGAACTACTACTATTCCTTATGATGATACAATCCCACAAAATAATGAAGGTGATGAATATTTAACTCTAGCAATTACACCTAAAAGTTCAAGTAATCTATTAAAAATTGATGTAAGGCTGCATATGTGGAATAGTGCTGGCGGAACTAATGGAGGATTGGTAGCTTTATTTCAAGATACAACTGCTAATGCCTTGGCAGCCATAGTACATTCTATTCCATCTGGATTAATCGTATTCTACAATTTCACTCATTGGATGACCGCTGGGACTACATCAGCTACAACTTTCAAAGTTAGGGGAGGATTTACTGCTGCTGGTACAACTACGGTTAATGGTGATACAGGTAACAGTATGTTGGGTGGAGTAATTCCTTCTGGAATAACTATAACTGAGGTAAAAACATAGGAAATATATGACAAATCAAGAATATTTATACTGTATAAAAAAACTTAATCCTAATGCTCATTGTGTCGTCTGGCAAGATGGAGACAAGCAATGGGTAGTTTGGGATGATGCTCATATAGGTAAAAAACCTACAGAAAAAGAATGTGAAGCTGTTTTGACCGAAGTGCAAACAGAAATAAACATTCAAAAATCAATCATACCTGATGATAAACAAGTTACAATAGGAGACTTAAAAAAAATAGGATTAATAAAATAAGGGTTTTATGAGTTATGGGAGTTTTACTTACGGCAGTATTGAGTATGGTGGCAGATTATCTGGATTTATCTCCGAATCTGCCACTTTTACTATTGATTCTTCCTTACAGAAATATCTTGAACAAACATTCACAGTTGATATATCTCTTCAAAAGTATATTGAGACTACTTTCACTATTGATAGTTCTTTACAACAATATCTTGAAGAAAGTTTTACTATCAATATAAACTTAATTAAATATATTGAAAGTAGCTTTACAGTTGATACTTCATTACAAAAATATTTAGAAACCATATTCACAATTAATTCTGATTTATCAAAGAAAATATCAAATACATTTTTGTTAGATTCAAATTTAGAAAAATCGTCCAAGTTTACTTTCTTTATTAATAGTTCTTTACAAAAATACTCAGAGTCAACATTTACCATAGATTCATCATTGCAATCATATCAAGAGGAATCATTTACTATAAATATTAATCTTATAAAATACGCAGAGAGTACGTTTACTATTGATTGTTCGTTAATTAAATATGTAGAACAAATTTTTACTATAGATAGTAGTTTAACAAAATATTCTGAAGAGTCGTTTACTATTAATATAAATTTAGTAAAGTATATTGAATCTAGTTTTACTATAAATAGTAACTTAGTTAAATATCAAGAAAATACCTTCACTATAGATGCTTCTTTACAACAATATATTGAACAAACATTTTCTATTGATATTAATTTAACAAAATATATAAAAGGTTCTTTTACATTAGATAGCAATTTGCAATTATATTATGAATCAATGTTTATTATTGACTCTAATCTTACTAAAAAAATATCAGATACATTTGTAATTGATGTAACATTACTTAAATATTTAGAATCAACTTTTGTTATAGATATAAATTTGTTAAAAAATATTTCTTTAACTTTTGATATAGATTCAAACCTTCAAAAATATTTTGAATCATCATTTACAATAGATAGTAATCTCATAAAATACATTGAATTAACATTCACTATTGATGGAAATTTGATAAAGAATATTTTGGATTCATTTTCTATTGATTCTTCATTACTAAAACATGAAATTACATCATTTAGTATTGATGTTAATTTAATAGAGAACATAGAAAGTACATTTACAGTTAATAGCAACCTTACTAGAGAAGTTAGTACTTCATTCACATTGGATAATAATTTATTGAAGTCAATAAGTAGTTTATTTATTATTGATGTAAGTTTATTAAAAGAAGAAGAATTTACATTTGATATAGATATAAATCTGATTAAAGAAATCAGTGGAACATTCACAGTAGATAGTTCATTATTGAAACAAGAAAGTTTAACATTTACGATTGATAGTGATTTAGTTAAGACTATATCTGATACATTCACGATAGATAGTAATTTGTTATCATCTTTATCTACTACTTTTAACATTGATAGCAATTTAATTAAATCAATTAGTAATACATTTAGTATAGATATAAATCTAATCAAAGAGGAACAAATAACATTTTCAGTTAATTCTAATCTATTAAAATCAATAAGTAATATATTTACATCTGATAGTAATCTTATAAAAGAAGAAACAACTACATTTTCTATTGATGGAAATCTCCTAAAAAATATATCTGGAATATTTATTATTGATTCTAATCTTATATCTGAAATATCTAATAGTTTTTTTCTTGATAGTAATTTATTAAAATCTATCAGTTCAATATTCACAGTAGATGCAGACTTATTAAAATCTGAATCTACAACATTCACGGTTGATATAAATTTAGTAAAAGAAATATCATCAACATTTAATGTAGATTCCAATCTAATAAATACTATAAAAAATACATTTATTGTTAATTCAAATCTATTAAAGAATGTAGTTGATACATTTACTGTTAATACATCACTACGATTAGCGATTGAAACTATATTCACAGTTGATATAAACTTACTTAAAAATATAGATGTAACATTTACAATAGATAGTAACTTAATTAAAAATATAAGTAATACTTATTCTCTTGATGCTAGTTTGCTGAAATCAATTTCTAATACATTTACCCTTAATGCAACACTTGCTAGTTATCATGAACTAACATTCACTATTAATAGCAACTTAGTTAAAGCACACTACTACAAAAATAGAGAAAAAGTAGTTAATACTGGAAACATTCCTAGAGAAAAGATTAAATTTAAAAATACTTACAGAACTAAAATTAAGTTTAGAAATACTAATAGAGAAAAAATTAGATAGTTTGACAAAACTTATTAGCGATAATACACTAAAATTGGAGGAATCATGTTAGAACAAGCAATTAAAAATACACAAGAAACATTTGAGATTACCTTCTATAAAGATGGTAGTGCAACGACTCCTACCTCTGTTACTGTTGATATTGAAAAATTATCTGGAGTTACTGTAGTTTCGGGAACATCAGTAGTATCAAGTGCAACTGCTACTGCTGGAACGCCAAGTAGTTATATTATCCCATCGAACAAAACAACTTCATTGGGACAATATCGTGTTATTTGGAAACCAGTTATTGATGGTGAAACTAGACAAGAAACTCAATATTTTGAAATTGTTACTACTAGAACAAGGTACATTCCTAATAGAGCTATATTAGAAGCTATTGGAGATATGCCGATACCTGATGGTATTGATTTATCAAGATTTTGCAGACGGGCTGAAGCTAGAATTGATACTGCATTACACGGTAAATATATCACACCAATAGATTTATCAACTTCTGCCATTGCTCAAGAAGCAATAGATTTGATTGAAAGTATAGGTCAGGATTTAGCAACTGGTTATTTTCTTGAATCTTTAAGTGCTGTTCAACAAATTAAAGAAGTAAACGCCTATGCGAAGAATTTGATTGATAGAGCTGAAGCAGACTTAAAGCGATTAAAAGAACAGGATATGATTTTAACTGGTGCAGTAGCTGATAGTGATAAATCTGATGATTTTGTTCGTTTCCCTACTGTCCTAGTATCATCACCAGATGGACAAACTAATGCTAAAGACACGAAATCTTATTTTAATAGACCTTATGACCAGATAGCTGAAGCTACTTATGAAGTAGATTTGGATATTTAATATGGCAAATGTTAAAGTTAAAACTAATGCTGATGATTTGTCTAATTTATTTAAACGCAGTGCTAATATATTTACTGCTAAAACTATTATTGATTGGTTCAAAAATGAAGTAAATCCGTTTGTTAAAGAAGAAACTGAAAAAAGTTTTGCAAAGCAAGGAAGACCAAGATGGACTTCATTATCTGATGCCTATAAAGAATGGAAAAAAGAAAAATATCCTGGAAAACCTATATTAGAAGCTGATGGTGATTTAAAAAGATGGGTTACTGATAGAAGAAATTATGAACTAAAAAATAATAGTTTTAGTTATTTATTTCCTAGATTAGTAAAAGATAAAGAATCAAAGAAGTTTGTAGGTCACCAATTAGGAGAACATCCAAAAATTGATTTACCACAACGCCAAATTGTTGGATTTCAGCCAGGAGATGATACGAAAATATCAATTATGTTCAAGAATATGATTGAGAGAAGATTGAGACAGGCAGGTTGGAGATAATATGTTTTATAAAATTATTGAAACAATCCATAACCAGTTAATGAATGATGTTGGCACTAACTCTGCTTATTCTTCTGATAAAATTGAGTATATTGCAAAGAATATGCCAGATACTATTACGGTTAATCGTATGTTGTGTTTAATAAGAAGAAGTAAGGAAAAATTAGATTATGTTATCGGTCAATCACCAGCTTTTACATTTGAATATTTTATTGATATAGTGGTGGTAACTAAACATATGAGTTTTGATGAAGGTGAAAAATCTTTAGAAACTATTGAAAGAAGAATTATTAAGAGTATGTCAGATAGAACTAAATCCATATTTAGTTTGTCAGATACTAGAGATTCTATCACCGAGCAAGTATTAAAAGTTCAACTGGAGAGAGTTGACTATGATTCAGGATTATTAGAAGATAATGATTGGGCACATGTATCAGTAATGAGTTATAAAGTAACAACCCAATTTCAAGTATAGGAGGTATGATGAAATTACGATATGTTGGTTCATCTACTTTAAGAATAAGCAATTATGGCGATATAAGAACTAACGACATAATTGATAGAGAAGATTTAGTTCAAAGTCTCAAGCACAGAAGCGACTTTGAGATTATAAAAGAAATTGTAGTAAAAGAAGGTGTTGTAGAACCTTCAAAGATTAAAAAAGGAGTGAAACATGTCTAACGCTTATATGTCTGAAGAAGGCTACATAGGTATATCTCGTCAAAGTGCTTCTGGTACTTATGTCACACCACAATTATATATGTATATGAAGTCTTGTGATATTGGTCCAGATACTGATTTATTAATTCCTGACCCAGAAATCGGTACTGGTAGAGATATAACTGATGATGTCTATGTTGGTCCAGTTAAATATACTGGTTCATTAGAGTTCAATGTTCGTCCAAATGCTTTTGGTCTATTAGTGCTTGGTGCAACTGGTGCAGTCACATCGTCTGGAATACCTGGTCAAACTGGTGCTTATGGTCATACATTTACATTTGAGAACGATTTAGTACCATTGTCTATTGAAAAACGTGTTGGTGCAGGATTAGAGAACTTTGGCTATAATGATTGTAAACTTAATTCATTACATCTTGAATGTGCTGCTGGTGAGTTTGTATCTGGTAGTGCAGAAATAATTGGTATAACAGAAACTGCTGGAAAATCTGTACAAACTGCGACATTTGCAACTGACCCAATACTCACTTACGATGGTGGTTCAATAACATTAGAAGGTGGTCAAATATCAGTAAAAAGTTTAAGTTTTGATATTAATAATAACTTAGTTGATGATGATTATAGGATTGGTGGTAGAAAACTTGCTACTCTTGAAGAAAAACGCAGAGAATTAGCAGCTAGTTTGGAAATTGTACCTACTGATTATAATGTATTTAGAAAAACATATTATGGTGCAACTGGTTCTACTACTGTTTCTGGTGCTGGAGTTCAAGATACTTACACTGGTTCATTATTCTTAAAATTTGCTTCCGCAAAAGCCGTTGCAGATGGACTTACACAGAAATACGAAATGGAAGTTAATATTCCTAAAGCAGTATTTCGTGCAGCTCCACTTCCTATTTCTGGTGATGATATGATTGTTGAAACTCTTGAAATGTTACCAGTTAAAGGTACACAATCTATATCAACTATAGTCATTAGAAATGGACAGGCAAATTATAACGCTAGTTAGTATATATTAATATGAAGCGGGGTAGAATCCCCCATCCTATCCCGCTTCTAAACAATCATGGAGGATTGTATGGCAGAAACCGTACAGCAGGGTCCAAAAGTGTTTTTTGGGGTAGAGCACAAAGAAAAACTCTACTTACCAGAAACTAATAATGAACAATGGATTGAACTAAGAAAGTTCAGTGCAGCTAAACGTGCTGAATATTTTAATAGTATTGGAGAATTATCCAAGGCTGTTAAAAGCGAAGATGGTAAATACGAATTTGTACCAGACCCATCAAAAATAGGTTTGTTACATAGAAAAATGATTGAATTATCGGTGTGTGGCTACAATGTTTATGTAATGGAAAATGGAGAGCCTAAATTAGAGTCTGGCTTTGATTCAGCAGTCTGGGAAAAAATTTATTCTACTATGACTGATGATATTGAATCAGAATTATTAAAATTAATTTATAAGTTAAATCCTTCACTCGGAGTCACTGAAGAAAAAAAAAATAAGTGATGAACATTTAGCTTTCCAAGCTAAACTCTGGGCAAAAGGTCAAACAGTAGCCAACCCCGACCCTAGGTTGGCTATTTATGTAAAATGTAAGGAATGGCATTGTTTACCTAACATTGGAGGATATTTTGACCAAGACCCCGACTTAATGGATTCATTTGATATTATTTCACGAGAAGTTTCAAAAGTTGAAACAATGGAACAGAAAAAGGCAGAAAGGAATAGAAGGTTAAATAGTTTTAGGAGACACTAATGGCACAAAGATTGGCTACAACGATGCAAATAAACATTAATGCTGCTGGATTTAAAGAAGTAGCCAATCTTTTTAATGAATTATCTTCTAAAATAAAAAGTATTAATAAAGTAAATAATATTAATATTAGTAGTAATATAAAAAATATATCAAATGAAACAAAAAAATTACCTGCTGATATTAATAAAATAAAAGTTGCATTTGATTCAATAAGCGGTCCTATAAATAAAGCAAATAAGGAAACAGAAAAAACAAGAATACTTATGAATGATATTGTACCAGTTGTAAAAAAAATAAATTCAATAAAACCTGGTAATGTCTTTGATATGACATTAGTAAAAAAAGTTAATGATGGTATAACAAGAATTAAAGTAGGTTCTGAATATACTATTGGTTCTATAAATAAATTAAATAAAGCATCTGGAAGTTTATTAAAAGCATTTTCAAATGATTTGATAAATATTTCGAATAATATGCGTAATTGGGGTAAAAATATCCAATGGACTGGTCAACGTCTTACATACGGATTGACAGTACCAATAATAGGATTTGCTACAATAACTACTAAGTCAGCACTACAATTTGA